ATGCGCAACGCGCTGGGCCAGCCGGAGTTTGCTTCGACGGGTTCGGGCACGCTCGAGGGCGATCGCATCGTGACCGGCGACAACGTCGACCCGGCTCACCTGATCCTGCTCAAGCCGTCGGACATCTACCGCATCGGCGACAGCGGCATCCGTGTCGACCTGAGCCGCGAGGCGACCATCGAGCAGGACACCGCCCCGACGGGTGAGTCCGACACGCCGGTCGCGATCTCGAAGACCCCGGTCAGCATGTTCCAGGAAGACTCCATCGCGATCCGAGTGATCCGGCCGATGAACTTCGCCAAGCGTCGCGCCTCGGCCGTCGCCTACGTGAACGACGCGGCCTACTCGGCGACTGGCGTCACGCCGATCTAAGAGCCTCTTTCCTCCTGTGTGTCGCTTACGGTGGGCCGGCTGCGGCTGGCTCACCGTTCTTTTGGAGAGGATCTGATGTCCACCATGCGAGTCCTGAAGCCGTTCCATTACGCGAACCGGCAGATGCAGGTCGGCGAGGTCTTTGTGGCGAGCCCGCGCGATGTGCGCCTGCTGGCCGCCTTGCGTCGTGCCGAGCACGTTGCGACCCCGGAATCCGTGCAGCCCGAGGAGCCGGTTCCGGACGAGGTTGTGGAGTCCATCGAGGATCTGCCGCCTGAGCCTGCAGAAGAGGCTGAGAAGCCGCGCAAGAAGCGCAAGTACATCCGCCGCGACCTGACTTCCGAGGGCTGACCCGGTGCGAATTTTCGGGCTCGAGGTGAGCCTGCCCAAGCGCGAGAAGGCGATGCCTGGAATGGTGTCGCCTCGAGGCGGTTGGTGGAGCATGATTCACGAGCCGTTCACCGGCGCGTGGCAGCGCGACATCAGCGTCGACAGCGAGGCGGTGCTGCGCTACTTCGCGGTCTACGCATGCGTGAGCTTGATTTCGGCTGACGTTGGCAAGCTGCGCCTGAAGCTGGTCGAGCAGGTTGATGGCATCTGGACCGAGGTCGATGGCAACTCGCCCTTCGCGCCCGTCCTGCGCAAGCCCAACCGCTACCAGACGCGGCAGAAGTTCATTGAGCAGTGGGTCACGAGCAAGCTGATCCACGGCAACGCCTACATTTTGAAGGAGCGCGATCAGCGCGGTGTGGTGCGCGCGATGTACGTGCTCGATCCCACGCGCGTGACGCCTCTGGTGTCGCCTGATGGCGGCGTGTACTACCAGCTGTCCGGCGACTACCTCGCGCAGGTTCCTGAGAACCAGGTGACGGTGCCGGCTAGCGAGATCATCCACGACACGATGATCTGCCTGCATCACCCGCTGATCGGGGTCAGCCCGATCTGGGCGTGCGGCCTGGCGGCTGCACAGGGTCTTGCGATCCAGCGCAGCTCGGCCAAGTTCTTCGCCAACAACTCCCAGCCAGGTGGCCTGATCACCGCGCCTGCGCACATCGATGATGCGGTCGCGCGCCGGATCAAGGAGTACTGGGAGCACAACTACACCGGGGCCAATGTCGGCAAGGTGGCGGTGCTGGGCGATGGTTTGAAATACGAACAGATGTCGGTGAACGCGAACGACTCGCAGCTCATCGACCAGTTGAAGATCTCGGTCGAGCAGGTCTGCAGCGCGTTCCACGTGCCGCCCTACAAGATCGGCGTCGGCCCCATGCCGACGTATCAGAACGCCGAGATTTTGAACTCGATCTACTACTCGGACTGCCTGCAGTCGCTGATCGAATCGGTCGAGGCGCTGCTGGATGAAGGTCTCGGGTTGAGCGGTGTGCCGGGCAAGACGCTGGGCACTGAGCTCGATGTCGAAGACCTGCTGAAGATGGACACGAAGTCGCGTGTCGAGACGGTCGAGAAGGGCATCGGCTCTGGTGCCATGAGCCCGAATGAGGCGCGTGCGCGCTGGTTGAACCTGGGGCCCGTGGCAGGCGGCGACACGCCGTATCTGCAGCAGCAGCAGTTCTCGCTGGCGGCGCTGGCCAAGCGGGATGCGGAAGACCCGTTCTCCAAGCCGTCAGCCCCGAGTCCAGCTCCTGCCGACCCGCCTGCTGACCCTCCTGCGGACCCGTCGCAGACGAAAGACATCGCCGTCACCGATGCGTTGGTGGCCGGCAGACTGGTGAAGGAATTGGACAATGACTGAGGCGGACCTCGATGCGGTCGTCAAGGCAGTCGCGAGCGTCATCAAGCTCAAGCTGGCCACCGTCGAGCATCGGCTCGAGGCGCTTGGTGCCGCCCCGCCACGTGGAGAGAAAGGCGACCCCGGTGACCGCGGCGAGCCCGGTTCTGCTGGCGAGCGCGGCACTGATGGCGCTGCTGGAGTTCAGGGTCCGCAGGGTGAGCGCGGCGAGAAAGGAGATCCCGGTGAGCCCGGAGCCCCAGGTGCCAACGGACAGAGCGTAAGTCCCGAAGACGTTCGCAAGATGATCGACGAGGCCGTCGATGTGCGCCTGAAGTCGATGCACGCCAGCTGGGCGCTCGAGTGGGAGCGATCCGCTTCCGACCTCATGCAGCGCACGGTCGACCGCATCCCTGTTCCCAAGGATGGCCGCGATGGCCGCGATGGCAAGGACGGGCGCGATGCGCTCGAGCTCGAGGACTTCTCGGTCACACATGACGGCGACGGCGGGCTGCTGCTGCGCTTTGCTCGCGGCGACCTGGTGAAGGAGTTCGAGCTGCGTCTGCCTGCGCTGGTCGACTGCGGCGTCTACAAGGCCGACGACCGCTACCTGCGCGGCAACGGGGTGACGTTCGGCGGCTCGTTCTGGATTGCCCAGAAGGATCTGCCTGTCGGCAAGCCTGGCGAGAGCGTCGACTGGCGTCTGGCGGTCAAGAAGGGCCGCGATGGCCGTGATGGCGAGAAGGGCGAGCGCGGCGAACCCGGCCGGGTCGAATTGAAACGAGAGGATCAACGATGAAGCATGACGCAGTTTCCGTGGGCGATAGCCTGCACTCCGCGGTCACCGCGGCACCCGGCATGACTGACGAGCTGGTCAGCCACGGCCATGTCCGTGCTGAGGCGCGCAACGCTGCAGGCGAGCTGCTCTGGATCGAGGAGGGCGCGAACCTCATCGTCACGACTGGCCGCAACTACCTGCTGGACAACGGCATGACGGGCCTGTTCATGGGCCTGATCGACAACGCCGGGTTCTCGACGATCGCGGCCACCGACACGCTGGTCACCAAGGGCTGGGCCGAGTCGGCTGCTTACAGCCAAGCGAGTCGGCCTGCTGCGACTTTCAACGCGGCGGCCAACGGCACCAAGGGCACCAGCGCGGCTCTTACTTTCAGCATCAACGCGACCGTGTCGATCAACGGCGTGATGCTGGCCACCAATGGAACGAAGTCCGGCACCACTGGCGTGCTCTTCGCGGCCAAGTCTTTCGCGGCTGTCCGGGCGCTGGAATCCGGCGACACGTTGAACGTGTCCTACAGCGTCTCCCTCACCGCATCGTAATTCCCAGGAGCATCAATCATGGCAGTGACCTATTCGACCGCGGTGAAGACCGCCCGTATGCAGGCTGTTGCGAACACCGTCGACGGTGGCACCGCAGGCGGCAAGCTGAAGATCCTCGACGGCGCGAGCGCCGTGCTGGCGACGATCACCCTGGCCGACCCTTGCGGCGCTGTTGCCGGCGCCGTTCTGACGTTCGACTTCGACCCGGACATCTCGACGACCGCGACCGCGACCGGCACGGCTGCGAACGCGATCATCACCGACAGCGCGGATGTGACCGTCGTGTCGGGTCTGACTGTTGGGACGACTGGCACCGATGTGATCCTGGATTCGACCTCGATCACGCTCGGCCAGACCGTGGTGATCACCGCTGGCACGATCACGCACGCGGCCTGATGTTGATTTTCATCGGCCTGCTGGTGGTGATCTTGGCTGACGCGCCACCAGGGGCTAGCGAAAAAGGCTAACCCATGCAGAAGAACTTTGAACAAGCTCTCGCGCTCGTACTCAAGTCTGAGGGCGGCTACGTCAACCATCCTTCCGACCCGGGCGGCGAAACCAACCTGGGCGTCACCAAGAGCGTCTGGGAAGCCTACATCGGTCGGCCTTGCGCGCCAGGCGAGATGAGAACGCTCACGCCAGCGCAGGTCGGGCCGCTCTACAAGAAGAACTACTGGAACGCGGTAAACGCGGATGATCTTCCTTCAGGTGTGGACTATGCAGTATTTGATTTCGCTGTTAATTCGGGCCCGGGACAAGCTAAAAAAACGCTTCAGCGGGCGCTTGGAGTAACGCCAGACGGTGCCATCGGTCCCAACTCGCTTGCCGCCATTCGCGCAGCAGATGGGCCGGCTCTGCTGCGTGCGTTCAGTGCCGAGAAGGAGAAGTTCTATCGCGGACTGAACACGTTCCCGACCTTCGGCAAGGGTTGGATGAACCGCATCGCGCACGTTGAAACAGACGCCAAGACGATGGTCGGGTGACGCTATGGAACTGCTTGAAGCCTTTGTAAAACTGATCCTCGAACTGCTGGCGATGCTGTGATGGATGACGACACGCCCAAGCCGCCGCCGCCGAAAGAAGAACCTAAGCCCCGCAAAGGAATGGATGCTGACTCCACCCTGGGCAAGGTGCTGGAGTATGTGACCAGCCCTTTCAGGTTGTTCGCGGTTGTGGTCATGGGTGTGTTGTCGTTTAGCGGATACCTGCTGTATTCCAACCAAAACCTGTTCGTCGACGCCTACAAGCGGTCCACTGAGTTGCCAACCCTTGATGTGTCTATGGCTGAAGAATCTGTGCCGATGATCTTCAAGTCAACCGGCGCGGACTTGGTTGCCATATTCGAAGTGAATCAGATCTTGGGCACTCGCAACCTGATGCGGATGTACACCAAGAATGGGCGGGTCAAGACTTTGGACGGCAAGGCCACCAAGATATTCACCGGCCATGCAGGCAACGACTCGGATTCTATTGCGCTGATCGCGGGTGAGACGCCATGCGGTGACTACACCACTGCGCAGAGCATTTTCGGGCTGTACTACAAGGAAGTCGGCGTGACATACACCTGTCGCATATCCATCCCGCCTGAGCGAAATCTATTCATCGGCCAGATCACGGTCGGATGGGTGGAAAAGCCCGCCGACATTGAGCAGGTTAGAGCCGTGCTGAACATTGCATCTGCCGCGTCAGTCGTCAAACGCTAACCACCAAGGAATCTGTTCAGATGACCTCAGAAGAAATCCTCGCCGAGATTCAGGCAGATCCTGAGTTGCAGGCGTTGCTTCCTGACACCGAGGCGGTCGCCGCTGCCATGTCCGTGGGCCGCACCAAGGCCGCGCCGTTCAAGGCCGGCAAGGGCGAGGTTCTGAATTCGCTCGGGCTCACGGTTGGCAATGCGTTCTGCGACTACGTGGATGTGACGCCTGATCTGCGCCACGTGAAGCAACTGCTTGAGGCGGGTGAGTTGCGCCTGGATATGCCGATGACAATCGATATGGTGAATGGCATGGTCGATGCCGAGATCTCGGGCGGAGTGATCTTCTCGCAGGAAAACGCCGACACCTTGCTCGCGCTTGCGCACGTGCCTGACCCGGTGTCGGAGTTCGATGTGCGCTGCGCGATCTACGCCGACGACGGCACGCGGAGGATCTGACATGGCGAAGACGCAAGCCGCGACCGTCATCGTCGCGTCTGTTTCGCAGGCTGCGGCCGGCACCACGCGCGGCCGGCTGGACTGCAGCACAGTCGACGGCGGCATTGTGACCTTCAGGATCACAAATGGCGCGACGGGACCGACCGCGCAATGCGTTGGTCGTATTCTTGTGGCGCACAAAGGCGCGGCTATGCCGGCAGCGGCTGGTGAGGGTACAGCGGCGACCGACTGGAAGCAGGTCTATGAGATCGGCGGCGGGTTGATTGCAAATGCTTCTGGCCGTGGCGTCTACCGATTCGGCCCGGAGATCGCCTACCTTGAGGTGGAGTTCACCGGCAACACCGGCCAAGCCGTCACGGTCGAGGCTCACGGCACGACTTACGTCTACGGGTAATGAACCCAGCCGTATTCCGCGACGTCCTCTACTCATGGGACTCGCAGCCACAAGAGTTTGCCCAGCCTGCTGAGTGGCTGTTGCAGCTCGGCGTCACCGATCTCTGGCTGCCGGGGATTGGGGGGAGCGGGTTCGATGTCTTGAGTGGGGGTGCCTATCGGCTCACTGAGTCGATCGGTACTGTCAGCGTGCCTGGGCCAATGGGCCTCGGCGCGAAGCACGCAGCTAATGGCGAATCTCTCGGCGTAACGCCAAATTGGCGAAGGTCGCCTGCGTACACCATCGTCATTGCGCTCAACCCCGCTGCGCTCACCTCGGCGAGCTATGCGTCGCTGTTCGCGTTGCGAAATGTCGCAACGTCGGCCGCATGCGTCACGATTCAGGTTAATTCGTTCGTTGTCGGGACGCCGTTCGGCGTGTACCACGACAACGACAATCATGGCGCGTTTTCAGGGTTGACGGTTGCCGACCTGAGCAATCAGGCCGGCGTGCTGATCGTCGAGTATTCAGGCACCACGCTCTCCGCCTGGTGGCAGGGCAGGCTGCGCAGCCAGACGACGTTTAACTTTGCGCCGGCTGCCGTCGTGGCCGACGGCATGCGGGTCAACAATGGCCGCGGGCTGGGTCAGCCAATGGGTGCCAATGTGGCAGCCGTTGCGCTATTCAACAGTGCGGTCGGTGCGCGCGTGAATGCGCGCCTTGGCAGCGGCGACATCACTGCGCTGTTCGGCGACCGGAGAATCTTCCTCGGCCGGTCGGCTGCTGCCAATTTCAACCTGGTCGAACCTGGCGCAGACACCGCGCTGTTCAACGGGACGGTCACGGTCAAGGGCTCTCTGGCCGCGACTGAGGCCAGCAAGGATACCGCCGCATTCTCTGGCCGGCTCCCGATCTCCGGCGTCTTGGCCGCGGTTGAGTCCGGCCAGGACGCAGCAGCATTCAACGGCACGGCCCAGCACGTTGGCAGCTTTGCCGCTGTAGAGACCGGCAAGGACACCGCCGCATTCAACGCTCAGGCGTGGCGCATTGGTTCGTTTGCCGCCACTGAGGCT